GGACGAAGCATCTGTCAAATTCCCTTGTAATTGTGGTAACAACATGTTTGATGGTATTTTTAAACCAATGGAAGAATTTGTGGTTGAATGTGACCACTGCAAAAACAAATATTCTGTCACACTTAAATTGGATACTATACTGATTACTGAACCAATCGAAGAACTTAACATTGATAAACTAATTAAAGAAAATACAAATGATAAAAATAGAAACTAAAAAAGGGAAAGTGGAAATGACATTGACTGAATTTGCAAGATGGGCATGTTTAGCAGAAGCATTTATCTTTATTGAAAACAAATCTGAAGAATTAAACATTGATCCCATCAACATGATTAAGCCATTGGCATTTGAAAAATACATTAATGAGCGATATCATGCAATGCTTTCTGATGTTCAATATGAGTATGATCTAGGAATTTTGAAGTAATCCTATAACTTCTTTCTCAATTTCCGATTGTTTATCTTCCGATAATACGTCTTTGAAATGTTCTTTCAATTCGTTTGTCGGAAGATTTAATTCGTGAAATCCTATCATGTAATTACGAAATCTTTCATCATATTTATTTGGATAGGTAATACCATTTGGTCTGTTAAAACGGTGTAACCATCTTAAAAACGGTAAGCATAGTGTTTTTCTACCATGTTTTTTGTATTTTTTATGGATATACCCCTCTTCTCCTCCGAATCCACGAAATTCTTTGTTGAATCCCAACCAAGAATCCTTCCTACACGAGAAAAGACCCATACCTTGAGAGGGGATTTCAAATGGATCATTGTTTTTATCTGATCCTCTTTCATCTGTTTGCCAAGTTCCCCACATGTGTCCTCCCCATGTAAAGTCGAAATGTGTGGAATAATTTTTCAGATCATCATAAATGATCGGTCCTTGTAGTAGATTACCATCGTCGAGTTTATTATCGTAGAAACTTATTAATTTTTTTAAAGAACCTTGTTCTAAAAATACATGAGAATCCATACATAAAACGTAAGGGGTGTCTGCCAATTCAAAAACTTTATTTTTAACAGTAGTGGATTTAAATTTAGTAAATGGGAGATATTGAAAGGGTTCTTTGATCCAATTGGTCAAATCCCTAACTGCTTTACCATGGCTTGAATCGGGATTATTGTCAATAATGACAAACTCGATATCATCCAACACTTCTGCGTGATACATTCTAATAGCTTGTATTGAAAAATATAATCCATCATAATCATCATATGTTGCCATTCCAATGGTCAATTTTCTCATCAAGATAATTATCAGAATCCCAATTTATTGCAACTATTATCCAAACATTTTGGAATTAAAATTGTTGGAATAGTGGTTGTCGTGGTTGTCGTGGTTGTCGTGGTGGTCGTGGTTGTGGCTGTTATATTGATATTTAAAGGGTTTAAAGTGGTTGGTGGCGTAATTAAAGTTGATAATGGTAATATTGAAATTGTAGTGAAAAGTGGTAAAATAGGTGGTAAATTTACTGTGACTTCTGGTGGAGGTACGCAACATTTTTCAGTGGTGGGTGGAGATGTGGTAGGTGGAGGTGTAGTAGGTGGAGGTGTGGGTGGAGGTGTAGTAGAAGTAGATGTAGAGGTAGAAGTAGAGGTAGATGTGGAGGTAGATGTAGAGGTAGTAGGTGGAGATGTAGGTGGAGGCGCAGAGGTAGTAGATGTAGAGGTAGAAGTAGAGGTAGTAGGTGGAGATGTAGTAGGCATAGGAATTGTAGATATAATATCCCATAATAGGGGATAAATTTATAAAATTTACTTTTTAAATTACATTAAAATATAATTATCATTAGTTACTATGTAGAACGTATTCGCATCCCGAGTAGTTGATAAAGTTGAAAAAGTTGTTCTATTAGTGCTTACTAAATTTGTTATAGTGCTACCAAAACCAGCTATTTGAGTGTTACTATCGATTCCTTTACCTCCAATAGCCTCCCAATCGCCAATATTAGCTCCAGTGCCACTCTTCAGTCGATATAGTATTTTAGTGTCACTATTATAAGCAGTGTCTCCAATTTCTGCTGGAGCGACACTGGTGATATTTGTCACCGTCCCTTTAAATAGATTGCCAGCAAGGATACCACCAGTCGTCACCCCATCACCAATAAATAATCGTTTGGTATCAGTAGTGAAAGCAGGTTCCCCCGAATTAAAAATTATATTCTGGCGTTCATTATCAGTTCCTTGACGGAATAAAATTTTTAATAGTGTGTTGTTGAAGATTTCTATACTCATGATTAATATGCGAAAATTGGAATTGCGAATCTACCGAATGGTTGACCTGTTTTTGATGTAGAATCACCCTCAAAAGTTAAGAATCCAGCGGAAGATAGATTTACTACTACCGTAGTGAAACCATTTGAAGATAAAGTTCTAAATTGTGTTATTCCTAATCCTGGAATAGCACCAACTCCATCGATAGCATGTGAAGGTCTTCCATTAAAGATAGTGGATAAACTACTATTAATATTACTCCCATTACCAGTAAATGCTGAGAGGCATGTCAGTGTTGAGAAAACAGACCTTTGAACTGCTTTTGTATCGCTAATGTTCGTCCACGCGCTTAATTCGGTAGCAGATGAACCATTCATTTGGTATAGAACACCATCGAAAGTCGATACATCATTACCATTAGCATTTAGAGTTGTTAGAGAGTTGTATGTGCTTACTGGTGGAAAAAATTGTGATTTACCAGAATAGGAACTAATTGAATTGTATAATGACGTATAATTGGCAGTTAAAACACCACCGACAAATGAAAAATTCGTCGGATTAGTTCTCAGAGTAATTGTATTACCATTCCCACCGCTCAAACCATTCCCAAATGATGTTGACAATAACTCTCTAGTAGTGATCGATGCAGCATTTAGCGATAATTTATTAGCTGAAAGTCCGAAAAATGTTGGGTTATAATTAATTTGTAATTTATTATTATTAATAAATAATCCACCATCAACTGTATTTGGGTTTATTTTAGATGCCGATAGACCACTCAATTTCAAATTGATTGTTGAAGACGAGTCATACTCAAATTCTTGTGATACTTTGGTAGCGATTTTACCCCATTTTGTGATATCAGTATAAGGGTTTGCCGTTAATTGATACCAAATATTATCAATTGACGCTATATCACCTACTTCCGAATATGTATTAGATAAACTATAAAAATTAGTCAGAGGTACGTGATTTTTTGTTGTCACCGACACTCCACCACTTAATACACCGTTTCCAACATATAACCGATTTGTATCAGTGGTGTATGCAGGTTCTCCCTGATCCAAACGAACCGATTTTCGTTGATCGTTTGTTCCCCTACGAATTTTTATTTTTGATATGTAAAAGTCAGGCATAATTATGAAGTTCTTTTCCAAACATAGACACCAAAGGAAGGAGGGCAGTTATTTACGGGAGTCCCAGTACCAGTATTATTAAGAAATACTTGACCATCCAACTTCAATATTTTATTTGTACCGCTAGCTGAGGTATGTCCAGAATTTTGATGATCAAACGATTGTAGCGAATCTAGCAGAGTTGGTTCACCAGATGTTATAGCTCCTCCACCACTACCTACAGTACCTGTAACACCAGTATGGGTATGAGCAGGAAGTTGTGAAACCGACAATATATTTAAATACTCGCCACTATTGTTACCACTTGTGATGTTTTTATCATTTAACCCATCATTACCCAAACCAACACCAGCCAAAAATTTACCCTGTGCCTCTACCACCTGTTGCCAAACGGTACCCAAAAATCTTAATTGAGGGTTGATATTATCAGTTGAAAGATAAATTGAATTTACAGGATAAATGAAATCGATCAAAGATGCGTATCCTGTTATCGCGAAACCATCTGCTGATAATGTTCCAGTGAAAGAAGCACCACCACCTTCAGAACCAATTTTCATGGATGTTTTATTACCCAAACCATCATAAATTTGTGGTAAGTTGGTTTCACTAACAGGTACATTTGAGGTATGTAATATTCCTGCATAAGAATCTGCGATGAATTGGTCAGTAAGATCAGGTAGCATAATATTATTTATTCGGAAGTTGTTAAATTGGAAATTAATTTTTGCTGAATTTCGACTATTAATGTGAAAATTCTCTGCATAGTCGTTGTGTTGATGCTTTCATTACCATTAACTCGTAAATTATCAAAGTCGTAATTGATCAATTCAATATTATTTAATAATACTTCATCTTTTCTAAAATTAAATGAATTTGACGCTTTGGTAAAGAGTGTCAATACGTCTTTCAGAATGTTTAAAAGATTTTGATTGAAAAATATACCGAACGAATAATCTCCACATGTTACATTTTTGAAATTTTTCGTAATATTACTATCAATTGCAGTATATCTATTATCTTCAATAGGTTGTTTTAGAGCATATATTCTACCAGAATTGTGTAATATTGTATAATTCTTATTACCTTTGGTGATTTCACTGAATAACAAATTATAAAAGTTATTAGCATTCATTCTATTGGTATTCCACTTAGTTGGAGTATTACCAAACTTATGATAAGTGTTTTTGAAAAGATAATCAGGTGGATATTTTAAATTAAATTTCTTGAAATTATTGGCAGTATTACGGGGATTTGATATAAATCTTGTTTCAATATTTTTCACACTTCTTATGTAGAAGATATTAGAATCGTAAGTTGAAAAAGCGACATCATAATTATCTGTATCCAAATCATTTATTTCATAATTAATGAAAGTAGTGGAGATAGAATAAGGATCAAATGTAAAAATCGAATAAATACCGTTTTTTTCGTGTAAAATAATAACAAAATCATCGACATTTCTGATATCAATTGCCACAACATTTTCTATGTTATATTCGAGTAGATTTACCGTTCCAAGTAATGTTGAAGATTTTTTATTCCAAAGATAAAGAATATTTTTATCAATTACTGTTCTTATATTGTCACCATATTTCATAAATTTCACATTATTGGAATTTATGTTAAAAAATTTGTCATTGAAATAACCAAATGCTTTTGAAAATTTCTCTTTAGCACTCCATTTTAAAGAAATGGTGTCAACATTGCCGATTTTTATACTATCAATTAAGATTAAAGTTCCACATTCGATATAATTCAATCCTTCATAAGTGTTGATGACATCATTTATAATTATATTGATTTTATTTTCAAATTCATCATAATTTATGCCATAAACTTCCTTACCAAATTCCAACTCTTGGATATCATATGTCAATAATGAAGTATCATCAAATGATCCATTTATTGTTATCAATTCTTTACCAGTGGAGCAGAGATATTTGAATGTTTGATCCGATTTTACGATAAAATCACCATATTTTACTTTTTCCAAAAAATCCCATTCACTAGAATAGTTAAAATTATCAATATGTGTGACTACATCTTTACCCACCATCAAATCATCGTTTCTTTCATCTCTAATTGTTGATGATAGCCCATAAAAATGGCAATCGTTTTCATCGAAATCCACAATTTGGGGATTACTAATAATTAAAGATTTAAAAACAATCAAATTATTAGTGTTGATTTTATCAAAAATTTTATCCAACTCATTTTTATTTAAAACATCGAAAGCATTAGTGAAATATGGTGTTATGCGTTGAATCGAATCAAATTGATTGTCAAATTCTAATTTTCTAAGATAAAATTCTGAGGAAAAATTATTTTTCGATGTCAATTCTTCAGAGAATTGGTCTTTGGTTTTACCTGTATAAGCTATACCATTATCAACATTAAAAAATCCTGAATAATCAATACCATTTGAGGTAAAGGATTCACCGTTTGTATATTTAAAATATGTAATCATTATTCAATAAATTCTATGTTATTTACTTCCGAAGTTAAAGGTGAGAAGGACTTGCATGTTTCCGTTACAATCCTTTTCAATTCATTTTTGATATTATCAGGGAGACTAATATTTTTAATCAAAATATCAACATGATTTGATTTGAAGGTTTGATTATTACAGACACTTTGTAACAATTCAATTTCATCTTCACTATTTCGTTGTCCCGATGGAATAGTGATAACCAGAGTATCTATACTTTGCAACCCATTGGTATATGGCAATATTAAAGATTCGTCGAAATCAATATATCTGGTATATATTTTGAAATTTTGGACATTATCATTACCAACAAAGTCTCCGAAAAGTATTTTCTTACCAAAAAATTGTGATATATCAAAAGTGAACTCTTTGATACTTGTGCCATTCATATTGAAATATCCTCGTCCATTAATAGTATCGATAGCAACTGTCAATGTGTTAATTTTTAATTTTTTAAAGCTTGCAGTAGCATCAAAACTGATAATAGTTTCATTACTAGGATCATACAAATTTAACAAAAAGGAAATGTTATCACTACTTTTATCAATACTCAATCCACCGTTAATATTATTACGTCTACTAGAAAATGACCAATTGGTATTATCACCGCTGAAAGTGAAAAATATGGTAAAAACACCATCCGTATTTATATTGTCAAAATAATTTATTTCTTCAAAATAATTGGAATTTTCAATTCCACATACTGGAATTTCATTTGGAGAACTCACATCAGGTAAATAATTTAACCGTTCATATACAAATACATCATTTGGTTCAATGATAAAATCGCTTTTCTTGTCAAAAACCTGATAAGCTGACAGACTTTGTTTAATAAGTTCATTCCCCGATACTAATTGTTCGATTAAATCAGTGTAAGTAATATTGAAAGTTGAATTAGTCGCCAATGCAGATGCCTTCTCAATACGATCAGGGTAATAATATCTATCTACCCATACTTTATTATTACTTAAAGGCGAACCAGATAACCAAGTGCATAGGTAATTTTGTCCATCAGTGTATCCATTGGTATTATCCAATTTGTAAACCTTATCAGCATACAAAGGATTTGTATATGAAAATGCTCCTGATTCTGCAAATTTTGTATCATTTATGTTGATTTTTGTGAAAGGATTTAGATCGTTTGGAGCTTTAATCGTATTTATACCACTTTTAATGATATAAGGTTTATTGTAGAATACATAATTCAAAGACAAACTTTCATCTTTCTCACTATCGATATCATTGAAAATCGATGTATATGATCTCATCTCTTTCATGTAGAAAGGAGAATTGTTTGAAGATATCAAAGTGTTTCCAGATGTGAAAATATCTTCCTGAGTCAATTGGTTTTTCAAAGTGATGATCTCAACATCATCGTTTTCAGAATGTAATAGATAATTGTTAGATAAATCTTTTTCTATTAGATTATCTGGAATGGTGTTACTCTCATCATAACCAACCAATGAAAAATTCTGATTGTTGTCAATATTATTATAGATTTTTTTATCAATTTTGATATTGTTCAGAGGAGCCAAAACTTTATTGGCACTTGTAAACGGAACCAAAGTTAGTGTATTACCTTGTTTTGTTAGTAACTTACAAGATCCATCATTTCTGAATAGGCATAACGAGTTATTAGAGCTAGAGTAAATGTAATTGAAATCTATGCCAGACAATCCTAATTTTCTAGTGTAAAAATTAACAGTGTTATTAGAATCTTGTGTCAAATAATATTTTTTATAATTGTAAATTTTGTAAATGTTGCAAACATTCGAATCTTTCAAATCAATTATAAAATTGGTCGAATCTGATGTGATATTGAAGAAAGAATAATCTCCATAATAATCATAATTTGTATAAATACCAGATAATCCCAATTGCTTCGTATCTTTTGGGTTGAATTCTAAATAAATTTCTCCAAATTTTAAAAATGTCAGAGACTTTTCCAATTTTATAACATTTTTATCATTGGAAGTTATATCAGACAGCTTACGCTCATCAGTCAAATAGAAAATGCTGTAATTTTTATATTTGACATCTCTGATGTTGGAAAATGCGTTATAAAAATTGAATTTATACCCTCCATCATAGTATCTTTCAAATTTATTGAGCGTGAAATTCTCATCATTATACGAGAACTCACGAGCTTTACAGGATGATATTTTACTTATAAAGGTATCCACATTAGTATTTAATTGAATGGTGTTTCAAGCTCAATCAAATACCCACCATTTTTGGTCACAAATTGGTGTATTTTTTTATCAAATTTGCTAATGGTGTTTATCAACGTCAAATCTTCAATACTTTGCGAATAATTATAATTAACAACACTGATGGGAACGGTGAAAGTGGAGATATCACCATTACAATAGGATACGTAAAAATTTGCCGATAATTTTTGACTTGTTGAAGAAACACTTGGGTAATACACATGACTATGAGTGGTATTCAATACCTCCGAATACCTACTAATCGGTGAAAAAATGTTCAACATGACATCATTTTCAAAAAAATCCTCAACATTATCACCCCAATTTATTCTTAAAAAACAAGGTAAAAATTTTTCTGAAACACCAGTCAAAACAACATTCAGGGTTGTTATGTCATTCAACACCACCAAAGGTAATGTTGTTGTATTGGATGTGTTAATCGAAGATAATGATAAATATGAGGTATTCATTTTTGATTGTATTGTGAAATATTTATTATTTCCAAAGGATTCATTTTGAAATCCATTTCACTCATAACAAATTCATTCAGAGCATTCTTAATCAAGAATGATGTGGTGAATTTATCATTTTTTGGATTGTAAGCCAATGTAGGCGATTCAAATGTGGATATTGAAGGTGAATTGACCTTTATTGGAGATAAGGAATAATCATCATATTCCAACAAAGTATGTTTTTCAGTGTCGAATTTGAATATCGAAGGTCTTACAAAGACGGAATCGACATTATTACTCGACAAGCTTCCAATAGTAGTAAAATAAATGTTACCATCTTTACTGTATCTATTTGAAATATTCCCATTATGTTGAACTGTGTATACTTGCTTGGTCGGAGTCGAAAATTCACCATCTTCAAAAATCAATTTAATGATAATCAGGTTGTTTTCCGTTTCAATTGTGAGAATATCAGAAATAATATCAAATCTCTTGACAGCACTTACCGATTCGGTATACACTGACAACGGAAGAACACTTGTCAAATAACTCAATTCAGATTCAATAGGTAAAATCTCCATTGTATATGAGTTCCTAACATACAATTTGCCATTCAAATTAAATCTATTATAAAGATTCTGAACAGGTGCTGATGATAATACGTATTCACTCGATTTCAAAGTAGTATTATCGTAATATATTTGAGATAGAGTCGGAGAAAAATCTGGATAATCGCTACCAAACGAAGCACCATCTATCATAAATGTGCTTAATTCATTAGGAAAGATATTTTGAGTCATGTTCGCCGTTATTGTCGGGAAACTGGAATCCCGTAATGCTCGTCTCAATGGTAAAGAAGAGTTAATACCACCCTCAATCAGTCTTGAGTAATAGAAATTACCACTCAATTCAAAAGAACTCAAATCAGACGAAGCAGCATCGATATAAGGCGTGTCTCCATCCATTATGAACAAACCTTCCAATGTTTGAAAATTTGGAAGATATTCATTTTCATAATAAAATTGATTATTGTCGAAAGTTCCACCGAATATTTGATAATACAGATCGATACTAGAAAAACCACTGGTGAATGTGCTTAGTCCTGATCTACTTGTATAGTCATATGTGGTATTATCAACTGTTGAATAATTGAAATTGAAGCCTTCACCATAGAGATAGTCATAAAAAGTATGACCATTCAATATCTGATAATATATCGGGGCAGATTCATAAGTAGAAATAGTTTTTGTGAAGCTATTATCATCTTTAAACAATCCGAATAAATTATTGTAAATATCGCGTTTAGAATCTTGTAAATAACCGATATTTGGCAATCTATCGAGGTATTTATCAAAATTTGGTTCGATTTTTGATATGTATCCGTAATATTTACTGTCATTTCTTTTACTCGATGGTAATATTTGCGATTTACCAGAAGTGAAATTTCTACGAACATAGTCATTATCATTGATAAACGTGATAATATCACCATTATCACCTCTTATAGATGGATCAGGAAAATAATAAATAGTATTTGGCTCTAGATTCTCAGTATTGAAAGAAAAGCTAAGTGTTTTCCCATCAATATTGATTATCGAGGTTTTATGGGGTCGAAAATATCCAATATCTTCTTTTGAAATTAAGATTTTTCTGTCTGTTGATGCGGTAGTTGGATAATCAACATTTAAAAAATTTTGTGATGGATCATCTGCTAATATAGCTAGACCAGATACAAAATCACTCACAGTTGAACCAGTGGACAAATAATAAAAATCACTACCGATGTATTTTTCCGTTAGTCTTCTTTTATTGTCTAAAAGGTCATTTATTTCTTTGATACCTAATTCCGAACTAGACATATTCGAAAACACGTCTGAAATAATTTCTGAATTATTTTTCAAGAATATATCAAATCCATAATCTAAATCTTTATTGTCATAAATCTTTTCATTCGGAGTTTGGTTGAAATACAAAGGGTATGAATCATACAATTCATCAATATCAATATCAATATCGTCTTTGATTTGTTGAATATCATAATAAATTTCACCATCAGAAACATTTTCCAAATAATTTATGATATTATTTCTTATCTCTTGTGACAACAGATTATTGGTACCAAGTAACTTTTTCTTTGTGACTTGATATTTTGCTTCTTCTCTCTTTTTATTGTAATAATTAGCAATCTCTATTAATTTTCGACTGTAAAAAGGTATTGCTACCTCTAAATCTAACGGATCATTGAAATCCAATTGTGATAAGAATTTTTGCTCATCTGTTGTAGAATATTTTAAATTTATTTCTTTTATAAAATCTCTATATCTCTCAATAATAGTCAAAGAATCTTCCGATTCCTTCACACTTTTCACTCTGTTCCATTTTTTCAGGTATTGAATGTAAACATTTTGCAAGTTATCAACTGAATCTTCTATTATTTTTATAAATTCTAAGAAAGAAAATGGTTGTGACGAATCCAAAGCATTGATAATATCAACATTTGGATTTGTGATGGACTTGGGAAGTGTGATGTTTAATACGTTCTCCATTTTTATTATTTAACCAAAGATAATGATTGATAAAGCGTATCACGTAATACAATTCCCATTGTGAAGTCTTTGTAAGACGGTGTGACATATTCACTGAAAATGTAATTACCGTTTTCATCCAAAATCGGATCATTATCATTATCTCTAATGATGTTTTCCCCCGATAACATGTCATATAACGTATTATCTTTGATTATAGTGTTATCATACAGAGTATTATCGAAAGTATCGACATATTCAAAAAATAAGTAATATTTTTCCACATCTTCAAATTGGAAAGTATCAGGTAATACCAACGGCCATCCCCAATTTTGATTGTAGGATGATAATGTATAGACGGTATTTGTAGTATATTCAACAGGCTGCTCAGTATTCAATAGAGAGTATTTATTACTAAATTTTTCAAGTGCTACAATAGGAGTTCCAGCAGATACCACATAAGTATTCGTGTTTATCTGATCTCCAAGATTGATACCGTATACACTCTTAGATGAATATCCTCTCAAATCGAAATTTTCTTTGAATTTGTTATCAATACCCAACAATTTATTGTTGCTGATGGAAAAAAGATCCAAAATTCTTTTAATTTTTTCTGGATAAGTGAAAGAATTGTCTTCAAACACATTATTCGATGTATTCAGCATTTTCATTTGTGAAATTAATGGGAATATCTCATTCCTATCAACATCTTGAATATTTTGAACAAAATTTGTTATTTTTTCGTATATTTTCTTACCAAGAGTATCATAAGATGAAGTCAATGTTCCAAATATAGACCCAATAAATTCATCAAACAGCATACTATCATCCAAAAGAAATTCTTGGAATCGTAAATCCTTAAACATTTCAGTGGCATCGTAACTCTCATTCTTTTTCTCAATTGTTAAGAAATTCTGTGGATAAACATCAAATACAGATGTCTCACCATTCAAAGAGTATGCGCTACCTTGGACAGATGATACTGATCCAGATACCGTGATTTTAACATCATTTATTTTGTTTGGCGATGTGAAACGTATGGTATTTCTTATTGCACCACTGAAAGAATCTTTAGCTGATATTGTATAATATTGAGATGAAATAACTTCGTTTGAAGATAACACCGTATATACCAAGTTTGAAGCAGAAAGAGGTTTAAAATTCTTAACTGTAAAGTGTTCTGAATCTTTAACTTTGATGACAAAGGGAATATCAACGTTTGAAAACTTTTGAGAATCTATATTGAAAGAATTTTCAGCATAAAATTCGCCATCCATACCATTTGATGTGACACTAAAATTATCTACTTCATTGTTTTGAATAATATTAGCAGATAGAGACACTTTCAAATTATTATCCCATATGTTATTGTTTCTTTTATCAAAGAAAAGATCGATTTGCAATTTGTTGACACTATCGTCTTTGAAATAAACTTGCTTATTACCTGATAGACCAACATAAAACGCTGATACATCTGTAGAATTAGTTAGTATAATGTTATTATTTGATACCTTAGCATATACTGGAACTGTATCTATTTCAATTTTATCAATCTCGATATATTCATATTGCTTTTTTGTCTGATTGTATATCTTTTCGAAAAAAGAATATGTGTTTCTTAAATGTCTGAATTTATCTGGAGTATCTTGGAAATAATACTCACTACCACTTCCGCTTATTCTGTAGAATATGGTGGAAGGAGTGACATTACTTGGGTAAGTTGCCGAAGCAATTAAAGGACCTGATATCTTTCCATTTTTCCATATAATATTGTCATAATACGATGCATCTTCAAAGTCTATTTTAAAGGTGTTTACCAAATAGTCTTTGATATTAACTGTTTTGATCGTATTTGATATGATAGCGTTTGAATAGCAATCGAAAATTGTTAGATTGGTGTCATATTTCCCAGCCTTGTCATAATATTTGTTAGCCGTTAATGATGTGGAATATGTTCCATCACCAAAATCCCACAATACTCTAATATAAAATAAATTCTCAACATTCGGTATAAATGTTAATGGTGTTTCTTTTAGAGCATATGCACTAAGAACTTGTTCATTTTTATAATCAATGATTTTAAAATCAAATTGTTGGTAATTACTCATTTACTATTGAAATTTTTTGATATATTGATTGAGGATTGAAGAAATAAGGGAATTTGAAGAATGGTAATGTTGTCGTTTGATTGATAATAAGATCATCAACGTCTTCATAAATAGCATTCCATGATACAAATGAAATACCATTGAAAATCTCATTACCATTTCTTGTTCTTATATTGGCGACTCCTTCTAAATTTAATATGTCCGATGTCAGCGATGAAATATCTAACTTTTGACCTAAAACATTTCTTGAACTATCGAAAAATGATAAGATAATATCGCCAACTTTCTTTTTCAAATTTTCAGGATTTGTTTTAGAGTCGTTTTTACGAACAATTTCCAATTTGCTTGTATTTAAGACACTTTTATTAGCAACACCATTGGTATATCCAATATCGAAAGCGACATAAATTGGATCACGAGGAACTACTTCATGACTTAAAATTTTTCTATCTTTTGTTTTTTCAATGATTAAATTTTTCAAACTATTTGATAGAAAAGGTGGATATGCGCCATCATCTTTTAGACTAAATTTAGGAACGCAAAACACGTTTACATTATTGAAGTCGCAAGAATCTGCAAAATTTACTTGATTTATGATCACTCTGTTTGATTTATTGGGATCAACACAGATTTTGTAGAAATAATCAATGTAACTATCAATAAAAATTTTGTTATTGACAGTCTTGACAGAAGAAATGATATTTGATATCTCTTTGTTCAAGAAAGTATCATAATCATCCTCAGTTACCAATTTTATTTGAGAATTTAAATATTTGGGAACGTTGTTTTTGATTTGCTCGACACTTTCTGCTTCCGATATAGCAGTGGAATTGTCTGTATTGGTGAAAAACAGAAACGAATTGTTTACAGAATCAATTACATTTTCACTGTTGGAATTTGTAGTATCATTATAGATTTGAGTAAATCTAGTGGAGTTAAAATTGAACAATTTGTTACCATTGATAGCACCTTTACTGATAATACCATTGAGGTTATCACTCAGGATGTAATAAATTGCGACTTCATCACCAGATTCAATTTTTTTACCGAAAATACCATTACCGAATTTGACTTCATAAAATCCTGAATCGTTTAGACGAACACTGTAGTAACGATCATCGTTTTTAGCGAGGAAAATATTATCCAATTCTTGATATTCATACCATTTACCATCACTCTTTTCTTTGACATACACACTGACAGTTCCATCGGAAATAAATCTTGTATCATTGGTATCAACTCTATTAACTACTACAATCGGAAGAGTTTCAAACTCATCGCCATTTGCAGTGTATATTGGGTATTCCCCAACTGTACCTTGATAAAGGATTAAATTATTTTTAATGCTATCAATATCCTGTGAACCAGTAACTGATTTTTCAAAATTAAAATCTTCCAATATTGTGTATTGGATTTTATCAATCAAGAAATATCCATATTTTCTTAATGTGTAATTACCCACACCCAAAGAATTACTCGCCACACATGACACAGGAACTAGAGATGTTTGTTTACCAGTAGGTTTATACCCAACCAAATTTACAATTTTGTTAATATTCTCATAAATCGTAGCTTGAGAAAACATACTCTCCGAAGCTGTCTGGTTCAAATAAAACAGTAAAACATGGTAACTAAAAGCAATAATATCAATAAAAGAAGCTAAATTACTCCCTTCATAATTCTGATCAGTGAAATTAGAATTTTCATTCAATTTTTGAATGATGAAATCTTTGAGAGAAAGCGCATCAAAATTGATGTAAGCATTTTTTGGTAAATTATATTCAATAGATTCTTTCATTTTTTATTATTTAGAGGATAGTGTAACCGATGGTGTTTAATTTTGATTTAATACTCAAACCTTCCACATCTAAAGATGGAATATTGATTTGTAGAAAAATTCGATATTCCTGTGCATCGGGATCAGCAATTACTGAAACATCTGTCACTGTAATTCTTGGTTCTAAAAGAGGTAATCTTCTTGAGATGTCATCTTCGATGATTTCCGAGGTATAATCATCCACAGGTTCAAACAGAAATCTTCTCAGATCGATACCAAAGGTAGGATTCAATATCTTTTGACCAGGTGCAGTCAAGAAACAATTAACAATACTATTTTTAATCGCTTCGACATCGAATATAGCTTGAATATCCTTCAAATTTTCTTTTCTATTCAATTGATTATTGTAAGAATAAGCTGGTTTGAGGTCAAAATTGACATCTTTATACAAATATCCAGAAGAACTTGCATTTTTTTGTGCTTTTGACTTTTGAAGAGATGATATTTTAATACTCACATTATTATTTAATTGATGACTAAATAATCACATGCCTAAGATTTCCCAATATGATCCAGCAACAACACCCCTATCTGGTGGTGAGACTTTTATTTTGAATCAAAAGGGGGTAACATACAATACTCCTTTAAGCTCTATCAAAAATTATACGGACACCACAGTTCGTAGCTTATCCTCTGACTGGCAAAGTTCTGCAACCACAGTTCGTAGCTTATCCTCTGACTGGCAAAGTTCTGCAACCACAGTTCGTAGCTTATCATCCAACTGGCAAAGCACTGCGACTACTTTCCGTGCTAATTCTGCTAATTACGCGAAAGTGAACGTTGATAATAATTTCTCAACGACTCAAACTTTTGCTACAAGTGCGATCAACATAGGTAGTTTACCTATTAGCGCAACACGCGCAGGTAGCTTTTTTGTAGGCAAAAGTGCTGGTCGGAGTGCTACAGGTGCAAGTGGTTCCAATTTCTTGGGTAATTGTGCTGGTCAGAGTGCTACGAATGCAAGTAGTTCTAATTTCTTGGGTAATGGTGCTGGTAATGGTGCTACGAGTGCAAGTGGTTCTAATTTCTTAGGTAATAGTGCTGGTAATGGTGCTACGAGTGCAAGTAATTCTAATTTCTTAGGTTATAGTGCTGGTAGTAGTGCTACGAGTGCAAGTAATTCTAATTTCTTAGGTAATTGTGCTGGTAGTAGTGCTACATATGCAAGTAAGTCTAATTTCTTAGGGCAGAGTGCTGGTTATGGTGCTACAGGTGCAAATAATTCTAATTTCTTAGGTTATAAAGCTGGTAATAATGCTGCAAATGCTTCCAGTTCTAATTTCTTAGGTGATAATGCTGGTTCTGGTGCTACAGATGCTTGCAGTTCTAATTTCTTAGGGTATCAGGCTGGTTCTGGTGCTACAGATGCTTTCAATTCTAATTTCTTAGGTAACAATGCTGGTTGTGGTGCTACATATGCAAGTAACTCTAATTTCTTAGGTTATAATGCTGGTGATGGTGCTACGTGTGCAAGTGGTTCTAATTTCTTAGGTAGTGGTGCTGGTAGTAGTTACGGTGGCTCATATGCTTGTTATTCCAATTTCTTAGGTAATAATGCTGGTAATGCCGCTTCGAGTGCAAGTAACTCTAATTTCTTAGGTTATAATGCTGGTAATGGTGCTACATATGCAAGTAACTCTAATTTCTTAGGTAATAATGCTGGTAATGGTGCTACAAATGCAAGTAATTCTAATTTCTTAGGTAATAATGCTGGTAATGGTGCTACAAATGCAAGTAATTCTAATTTCTTAGGTAACAATGCTGGTTGTGGTGCTACAAATGCATGTGTTTCCAATTTCTTAGGTAATAGTGCTGGTAATGGTGCTACAAATGCAAGTAATTCTAATTTCTTAGGGCAGAGTGCTGGTAGTGGTGCTACAAATGCAAGTGGTTCTAATTTCTTAGGGCAGAGTGCTGGTAGTGGTGCTTTTAATGCTTGTCACTCAATTTTTATAGGATATAGATCTGGTCTAAACGCATCTTTATCAGCATCCATCGCTCTTGGATCGTGTGCTATCCCAACAAGCCACAATCAATTAGCATTGGGGTCGGCAACATACCCACTATCAACTA